GAGAAACAAGAAGGGGACATCATCATCCTGACTGGTGTTTCAGGACGTGCACAGACTTTCATCCATGATGGTGGAACAGCTGGGGATGCTACTGACTGGGCAGAAATTGAAGGACAGGACATTTCAGCTGCTGAAGTTCGTGGGTTCCTTTCAGCTTCTGCTGGTATCGACTACAACAGTGCAACAGGTGCCTTCACTGCTGACCAGGGTGAAATCCGTGGTTTCTTCAGTGCTGGAACAGGCCTAGCCTATGACAGTTCAAATGGTGTTTACTCATTGAATGTAAACAGTGATGGAATCAGTGAAGGTTCCAGTAACCTTTATTTCACAAATGCCCGTGCCCGTGCTGCTGTGTCTGTTTCAGGGTCTGGTATTTCTTACAATTCAGGTACAGGGGTCATTTCTTTGGCTATGGATACTTCCATGGTATCTGAATCAGGAAATCTTTACTTTACTGATGCCCGTGCCCGTGGTGCTGTTTCTTTGGCAGCTGTTTCTTCCCCTGATGTTCAACTGTTGACATACAATTCAGGTACAGGAAAATTATCTTTACCAGCTTCAGCTGTCTTTGCTGAATTTTCTGCTGGGACAGGTCTTTCCTATGCTGATGGTGTCTACTCATTGAATGCCACCACTTCAAATGTGGCTGAAGGTTCAAACCTTTATTTCACCAATGCCCGTGCCCAGGGTGCCATTTCTGTTTCAGGTTCAGGACTTGCATACAATTCAGGTAATGGTCAAATCAGTTTAACAGCTGACACTGATGTAATTGGTGAAGGTTCCAGTAACCTTTATTTCACCAATGCCCGTGCCCAGGCAGCCATCACAGCAGACCCAGCAGCTGGGAACCTTGCCAGTGTTACAGGTGGTCAGGTGTTGGTTGCATTATCATCACTTCGTAAAACCTTTGCACCCCAGTCCCTGACTGCTAACACCTTCGCAACCTTGAACCACCAACTGGGTGAAAAGATTGTACATGTGTCAGCCTATGACAGTTCTGGAAACCTGGTTCAGTTAGATGTCCAATTGGTGGATAATAACAATGTCAAAGTGAAGTCTGTAATCAATGTTACAAATGCTGAAATTGTAGTGTCTTTGTAATCTAACACTTCCCCAAAAAAAAAGGGTTGTACCCCCCTTCCCATCCTTCCCAGGGTGGGTTTTTTTATGTCCTAGACACACCTGTGTAAATCGTGTATAGTTATATTAAATACAGTTTCCTGGTGGTCAGGTCGCCCCTGTAACAGCTGAAGAACCACACCCACAACAAAATTAAACCACTTAACTAGGTATTTAAAATGGCTACTACATTTCATACTATGGTCCAAAATCAGGACCTTCGACTTGAAAAAATCATTTCACAGGAAATCCGAATCCTGTTGAAAGACTCTACAAACTTACGTAACACCCCATTCATGGACTACTGTGGAAGTATCAATGGCAGTGGTTCAGATACAATTCGTGTCAGAAAAGCTGGGCTGGACAATGGTGATTTTACGGCATTCACAGGCTTAACTGAAGCTAATGCTGTGGGTGATAGTTCAATCACTGATGGTGGTGTGGACATCGTGGTGAAGCGCCAGGCTTTGGCTTATGCTTTGTCTGACCTTGGTGGTATGACTGAATTGGCTGGTGCTGTGAATGGCATTGACCCTTTCCGTATTGCTGAATCAATCAGTAACAGCTACGACAAATTGTTTGCTGACCTTACTGGTGCTACTGTTGCAAGTTTCACCACTATCATGGGTCAGTCAGGATTTGCCAACACTGTAGCCCATTTCATTGACGCTGTTCAGGCTTTGGAATCAGCTGCTTCAGGTGTAGGGGCGCCAGGTCCATATGTGGCTTTGTTGCACCCTAAACAATTTGCTGACATTCAGGACAGTATCTTGGCACAGACCACAGGTATTCTTCAATTTGTCCAGCCTTCATATGAAGCATTATCTGCTAAAGGTTCACACTACAAAGGTTCTTTCCTGGGTGTTGACATCTACACTTCTTCACATGTTACAAATGATGGTGTTGACCATATCGGTGCATTCTTTGCCCCTGGTGCTATTGGATATGCAAATGGTATGCCAGCAGCCCTTCCAGGTGCTGTTCAGACCATGGACATGGGTGAAGTACTCATTGAAATGGACCGTGAAGCAGACAAAGCATTGACCCGTATCGTGGGCCACTGTTACCTGGGAATGTCTATTATTGATGATGACCGTGGTGTAGCTTTCAAAGGTGCTATCTAATACTAGACAGTAACCATTCAGAAGGGGGGCTGGGTGTATTCCTGGCCCTTCATTTATCAACTTAAAAACAGGGTACAAAATGAACATACAACCACAGACCTGGACACCACTGGAAAAACCACAGACAGCTGTTCTTCCAACCAGACCAAATCATCCATTCTTCTATAAGTGGCACCCATCGAACTGGGAATTTTTTTACATGGATGTAAAGAAGACCACAGGCAAGGGTGAAAAGTCAAAGACTACCACAGTGAAGAAGGGATTTTTTATTCCATCAATCAGAATGGAAAGAGTAGTCCCAGGGGTCAATGGAATCAGACAGGTCACTGGTGAAATAGGAAACCCAGGAAGCAGAATTGGAAGCCTTCAACAGAAGGGATGGGTGTACCTGGACCCCCAGCGATTTGAATACATGCATGTGTATCCAGTACGGGGTGGAAGATACCATGTTCCAAAGTGGCAGAATGTGAAAGTGGTGGCTGGACATCTGATTGAAAAGATGGACATGGAAGCCTTCAGAATGTGGTGTGTTGACCTTCTTCAGTCCAACATCCTGGGAACCCCTGAACCACACTTCTGGGAACTCATCATCCACCGGGAAAGTAAAATCCCCCAGAAACTGATAAACACCCAACACTTGCCTGAAGTGAAGGCTAAGATGGATGAAATAAATGATAAACTGAAAGCCATGAAGGCCTTCATGAAAGAATTTGAAACCAGGGGCCTGGAAATCTACAATGATTTAAGGGAATAAAATGTCCACAGCTACACCATACGCGCCACAGATAAAAGTACCTGAACTACTTGAAAGGGGGAAGTCACAGACATCCCAGCTTCCTGTTTATCGTGATGGTTCTTTGGTGGCCCCCAGCCTAGTGAAGTATACACTTCTGAAGCCTTCAGGGGAAAAATTGGTGGACAGTGCCACAGGAACTTCACCTGGAAACATAGCTGAATATATTCATGCCCCTAGTGTCCTGACATCAGACCTGGAACTGGGGGAAGGTTATGTCCAGGAATGGGAACTGACATTCCCTGGTGGTGTGTTTAACTTTAGAAGGTCGGCCGCTGTAGTATTAAGAAGATTATATCCAGTGGTATCAGATGGGGATTTGACTGCTGTTTATAGTCAGCTGGCTGACCTTCGCCCCAGTTCCATGACATCATACCAGTCCTATATTGATGAAGCCTGGTTCACCATGATACAAAGAATGAGAACAGAAGGTGGTGGCCTGGAATACCTGGTGATGTCTGCTGAATCCTTCAGGGCAGCCCATCAGAACCTAACACTGTACTACATCTTCAGGGACTTCCACAGTTCCCTGGGACAGTCAAATGGTAGATATTTAGACCTTGCCAGTGAACATTTCAGACAGTACACACATGAATGGAAGACCATCAACTTCATATATGACTATTCACATTCAGGTCAGTCTGAAACACCCAACCAGCGCCAGGCTAAACAGCCAGTGATTTATCTGTCCCAGCCTGGTAGGTATGGAAACTTTAGAAGGATGAAAAGATGAACCTGTCAACCCTACGGGGTGCCATAGCCAGCAAAGTGTCAGAACTGTCAGGTTTCCAGGAATCGACACACAGCCCTGACTACTTTGGAAGGACACAGAATACGATGGCCCATAGGGGTTTCACTGTAGGTCTGTCTTCCAGTGTAGCTATGGATGAAAGACAAAGAAGAACCATAGGGGTGTATCTCAATACCCCTGTTCAGGTCACCTTTGCCTTCAGACTTCGACCCCTGGACATTTACCCCACTGATTATGATTTGGCCCTGGATGCTGAAGTGTCTGTCATCAATAAAGTCTTGGAAGCCTACACTGGAACCAATGACTTTACCATCAGGTATTTATCATCCACCAGGGAAGTGACAGACAGCCAGGAATACTGTATAATCACTGTAGACTTTCAAGCCTTACACACTATTTAACTACAACTAGGAAGGACATTATGGCCTATTCACTCATACCAAAGACAAAAAGAGACGGGAAAATTGAACTACTCGATGGAACAGGAAGTCCTGTTGTATTGGAAGTAGCTTTTGAAGATGGAAATTTCACCTTCAGCCAGCCCCAGCAGTTTACTGAACTGGTGACCATGGATAGAGGCGCCTTCAGTTCTGTAAGAAAGCAAGATGAAAGTGCCATCACAGGTTCATTCAGTTTCAACTTCAGAGAATTCACCAGTGCTGATTTGGGAAGTGTCAGAGACTTCATCAACCAGTCTGGGGCCTATGCTGGTAACATTTCAACAGGAACAGCTGGAACCCCATTTGTAGAACACTACTGTGTAGACATCCGATACACAGCAGAAGGGACAGACTTTGGTGATACAAATGACCATATCGTGACCCTGGGGAAATGTGTATGTTCTTTGGACTTCAGTGAAGGCGACCCTTCCAACTTCACCCTGAACTTCACCAGTTATGGTGGTGTGACCAGTCTTTCATAATTCAAACACTAGGCCATCCTGATAGGGTGGTCTGTCTTCATGGGGTACAACATGAATAAAATCAATTTGAAGAAACTAGGTGAACATGAAATCCAGGTCCCCAGTTCACTGGCTACCTGTCTGGACTTTATCAGTGTATGGGGTTCACAACCAAATAAGGCACAGCTGGGACGGATATGCGCTTCAGCCATTGCTGTGGGTGTGGACCATTCCAAAGTATTGCCAGCCTATCCAGTAGCCACTGGTGACCCTGTCAAATTTGGCCACAAAGTACTGGACAGACTGCTGGAAGCTGGAATGACACCTGGGGATGTTTATGAATCAGGAACCCAGGTTCTTTTGGAAATGTTGAAGGTCATCCCCACAGAACAGGAAGTGGAAGACCAGGCAAATTTTTCCTAACCAGGTGGGGGGGAATGGACTTACTGGCTTTAAGGCTGGCAAGGCACTGGAACAAAGACCCCACCTGGTTCCATACCCTGGATAAAAATATTAAGGTCCAGGTCCTGGCTGAATACAGATTGACACATGAATCCCCTG